GCGACTAACGTGAATCTTTGTCCTCTTGATTATGTTTCTTGGTTGTTCAGGTTTTATCGAGGAGGGATAAGATATAAAGGTTTCGTCACTCCCACAGCGATAGGTTCGCGTTTTGGTGCTATATCAGACCCAGGTGTCGATGTTGCTCCGGAACCACCTAGTGTCGGTTTCACTGGATTATTGACGTATTTGAATAATAATGCTGGGAATTATCGTCATTACATTGATACTATTTATAATCGTATCATTGAAGTGTCGACTCCTTTTTATTCTAATACTCATATTAATCTTTTGAGAGGGAGAGGCGCCTTGCCTGAAGTATATGGGGATAGAACTACCCGTGTATTGTTCACTGGAACTGGTGATATTGATCTTTATCGTGCAGCCGCCGATGATTTTTCTTTCGGCTGGTTAGTTGGACCTCCTAAGCTTATCAAGGTCCCAATTGCAGAAGTTGCTACATTAGAGTTTGGAACAGCTTCTCAAGTTGGCCTTGTAACAGATCCAGGTGTTAATACCACATTTAATGTGTATAACATCAACTATACTGCCCCAGCTGGGTTTGGTAGCATTGCTGTCAACGCTTTTGCTCCCACGCCCATTGTTGGTACAACGGCCACAAGCTTTGATCTTGTGACTAGTGTCGGGACTATATCGATACCTTTCGATTCCTGTGGAGTATATGGTTATGGATCGAGCACTTGTGTTATGACTTTTACTGCTGATATTGACAAGAGTGCTACAATCAATTACGCAGCCACATTAGCGTCTATCCAGGCTCAAGGGACTAAAGCTGTTCAAATAGATCCCGCGGCGTACGGGACGCCTGTAGCATTGTCCGCAACTGTACTTGATTATACTACAGTGACCGGTGTGGAAGCAGATGTTGATATAATCAAAATTTTTGGTGTTACCACCACTCCTAATGTTTCAGGATATATTTATTTGGCGACAGGTAATATACCCTTGATATACAATGCCCCTACTGCAGCAACTCAAGGTGCTTTGGTTTCTGGTTTTATAACCGAATCCGGCAATGAGTTGCAGCTGAGACCATCAGGGGCTGGTCTTGACGCTACTGCGACTTTGGCAGCCATAAACGCCTTGGCTACATCGTCTGTCAGTGTTGACACGTCATCACCCCCATAAACATAAGTTAATCCTGTTTTGCACAGAATTGGAGAAGCTAATTGGATTTATTAATTTGGCCCTAATAATGTTACCCAATTGGATGTTTATTTTCGCTTCGAATTGAAGCGCTATTGGCCCGTCTTTATGGAGGCGGAAGTCGTG